AAATGGCAACTAAAGCATCACGAATCGCCCTAGCTGGCAGCAATATCTCATCAACAGGTGAGGTAGACGCAGACTTACTCGACAACATCGATTCTGCTGGTTTCTTGTCGTTAGACAGTAATGGCAGACTTGGTATTGGTACAGCAAATCCTACAGTTAAGTTACATATTAATTCTAACGATGGTATGATTATTCCAGTAGGTACTGAAGCTCAAAGACAAGCAACACCTGTTGCTGGCACTATTAGATTTAATAGTACTACTGCAAGTTTTGAGGGGTATAACGGATCTACTTGGGTAAAACTAGGTGGAGATTTTGTTAATACTAAGAGTATTAAATTTGCACTAGGATCCTACGTTGATTTAGCAGGAGGGCCAAATCTAGGAACAGGCGCATGGACAGCTTCTTTTTGGATTAAACCAACACAAAATAATTTAGCTTATCAAGAGTATTTTAGTGCTGTTGGCTCAACAGTGATTAGCAACGGACAATATTTACTAGGTGCAAATAACACATTTGTTAATGCTTGGAGCAACTATGCAACCAGCACCTTCCCTCTTACATTAAATGAGTGGTATAATATTGTTTATGTGCGACCTTCAGCTTCAAGCGATGGTAGTGGTAGTCTATTATTATATATTAATGGTGAACTTAATAAATCTGGAAACACATCTAGCGCATCAGGCATACAAACCTATGCTAACCTTAAGCTGGGTAGTGATGCTGGCGGTGAGAATTCATCGGTCTATATGGATGAAGTTGCTCTATGGGATACCCCTTTAAGTGCAAATGCTATTAAGGATATATACAATGAGGGAAGCCCAGCTAACTTAATGAGTACAGTAGGAAATTATAGTCAAGCTAGTGATTTAATAGGCTACTGGAGATTTTCTGAAGGTACTGGAACGACAGTAAATGATTTATCAGGTAACAGTTATGACGGAACATTAAGCGGCAGTGTAAGTTGGAGTGATCAAACACCAGCTACCAATTGGAGTCAAATTACTGATATTTTTGATGATGGAAGTTGTAAAGCGCATTATCTATTAGATAATGGTGGTTATGATAAGTCAGTAAACAACAATGGTGCAACATCCTTTATAACTGGAAGTGGAACATTTTCTACTAGTATAAAAGCATTTGGAACGCATAGTTTTAGCACATCTAGTAGTACAATGGATATACCAGACGTTGTGACTAGCTATCCATTTACAGTTAGTGCATGGGTGTACAAAAGTAATTGGACGGCTACAGGTACTCAAAACCATTTGGTTATGAATGCTAAAATTGGAGGTGGGAATGGTCAAAGAATTTCTCTCTGTCATGTTGATTGGAATAACAATGGTGGATATGAGTGGAGTATTATGTATGGCGGTTCAAACCATTGGACTTTTGCACCAGGATCAATGAATAATGGGCAATGGTATCATGTTATTTTTAGTGTACATAGTAGTAATAGCACACAACACGCTGTGTATTTAAATGGAACTGCTCTATCTGCAACTAATAGGGGCGGCTCCCATGGTGGTAACGCTGGCTGGGCACTTGGTGGTAATTTTGATGGAACAGAAAACTTTGACGGGCAAGTTAGTAATGTAAGAGTTTTTAATAGACAGTTAAGTGCAGCTGAAGCTTTAAGCTTATATTCTAAAGAAAATTTAAATATATATCCATAAATTTTAGTATTATAAATAGTATTATACAACACAGGAATAAACAATGGCCGCTCCAAACTCAAGGCAGACACTCATTGATTACTGTCTCCGTAAACTCGGAGCACCGGTCCTTGAGATTAACGTCGATGAAGATCAGCTATCTGATCGTGTCGATGAAGCTCTGCAATTTTATCAAGAATATCACTCTGATGCAATATACAAAGTATATCATAAGCATCAAATTACAATCACTGATGTAACAAATGAATATATCTCGTTACCAAATCAGGTATTGTCAGTACAACGAATTTTTCCTATGTTCGAAAGTAATTCAAGTGTAAGTATGTTTGATGCAAAATATCAAATGCATCTTAATGATATGTACAGCCTAGGATTTACAGGCAACCTTGCTAATTACTCACAAACAATGTCATATCTTAGTACAATGAATCTGATGCTAAACGGACCAGAACAGGTACGCTTTAGCAGACATATGAATCGCTTATATCTTGATGTTGATTGGGAATCGGATGTAGCAGTAAACGATTACGTTATTGTAGATGCTTATCGCACAGTTGAGCCCGATACACATACGGCGATATATAATGATATGCTTCTTAAGAGATATACGACATCTCTAATTAAACAACAATGGGGTGCAAACCTTATTAAATTCGAAGGCATGCAGCTTCCGGGTGGTGTAACTCTTAATGGACGTCAGCTATACGATGATGCTGTTACCGAGATTAATGCTATTGAAGAAGAAATGCAGCTTAAATACGAAATGCCTCCTGAATTTTATATGGGATAGATCATGCCAACTAATGTATTCTTTTCGCCTAAAGTAAACACTGAGCAGTATATGTTTGAGGACATCATTATTGAGTCCATCAAAATGTATGGCCAAGATGTTTTTTATATGCCTCGCAAGATTGTTCAACGCGATCTAATTCTTGGAGAGGATATAGAATCAGAATTTAACACAGCAAATACCGTTGAAATGTTTATTGAAAACACCGAAGGATTTGAAGGTGAAGGTAATATATTCCAAAAGTTTGGTATGGAAATTCGTGACGAAGCTACATTCATTGTAGCAAAACGTTCATGGCAAAAACTTGTGGGTATATGGAACTCAGATATTAATGATGATAGGCCATTCGAAGGTGATTTAATTTATCTTCCTTTGTCTAAATCATTCTTTGAAATTAGCTATGTAGAACACGAACAACCGTTTTATCAGTTAAGTAATTTGCCTGTGTTTAAATTGCAAGCACGACTATTCGAATTTAACGATGAAGAATTTAATACTGGTATTGCTGAAGTTGATAGCATTGAAAATAATTATGGCTATCAGGAAATATTCTATTATGGATCTTCTAGTGGAACATTTACTTTCGGTGAAAGAATTAAACACATTATAACTGCAGAAAGAACTGGTTCAGCTGTTGCAACTGCAGTTATGAATCAAGTGTCGGGAAGAGGCGATGTTTCGTCTGTATCATTGACCCAAAGCGGATTTGGATATTCTTCTATTCCTTCTGTTATATTTGATGCACAACCAGGAACAGATTTTAGAGCTTCAGGATCTCTTGGTAATGGCTTAATACAGAACGATATATCAAAATTTAATGGATCATCAATTTACCTAGACGATTCTACTAAGTATGCTAATGCTGCATTTAACGCCCCTAGAACTGAAGGTGCATTTGAATTCTTCTTTAAAACTAAAAGTTCATTAGCATATAACGGACAAATTGCAATATTCGGCGATTTTAATGTGGTACTAGATAACAATCAAGTCCAAGCTCATTATAAAACAAATACTGCTTCAGTAGCGTACGCCGCTTCTGATTGGAACCATTTAAAAGTATCTGTCAAATTGATAAGTGGAAACAACTATCAAGTACAAATTTATATAAATGGTACGCGACTGTATAACTTTACTGAATCTAACTCAGTTCCGATTATTATTGGTGCTGCTGGACATCATCACAATGAGCAAGCAGCAAAATTCTTTGGTCTTAACTCATCAAGCAATACTGATGCTACTAATGGTCTTTATATTGATTCATTCGCTCTTAATTCTTTTGGAATAGCAGATGCATCAACTATAACGGTTCCGTCATCTACTCCTCCGTCAGCTGATGTTTATTATGAGACATTCGCTCCTATTACTCCGATTGGAAGTGCGGTAATTAATGCTGCCGGTGAAGTTACATCGATCAATATTACTGAAAATGGCAGATTCTACGCCGCGGCGCCTAATATAGTAATAGGTACTTCCGGATCTCCAGATACAGCCGAAATAAATATGTCTGCACAGCTAGTATCGCATGATAACACTTCTATGACTATAAATCAGATAGAAACTTCCGATGGTGAATACCATGCTATTGCCGTTGGGCAATTATACACTGGGGTTGATAGTGGAGCAACATGTACAGTTACACAGATATTTGATGTGGCAACATCTGCTACAGACAGTACATTTACTACTGATTTAGCTGCACGCAACTTTAACTATGAGGATGAGGCTGATGATATTATTGACTTCTCAGAATCAAATCCATTCGGAGACGCAACATAATGTTTGGTGATCACTTTTACCACGCCGCAATACGTAGAACAGTAGCCGTTTTTGGTACGTTGTTTAACGATATAAATGTTTTGCGAAAAGGAAATGATGGAACTGCTAAAAATATTATTAAAGTTCCGTTAGCTTATGGTCCTAAGCAAAAGTTTTTAGCTAGACTTGATCAGCAGGCAGATCTTAATGATCCTAAAATTGCATTAAAGCTCCCTAGAATGTCTTTTGAAATTACTGGCCTTTCGTATAATACGAACACTAAGTTACAAAAAGGAATTAGACAATCCTTTCCTGATCCTCTTGATAATAGTAAAAAGAAAACAATATTAGGTCCAGTTGGCTATACGCTTGGTATACAATTAAGTATTTTAGCTAAAAACCAAGATGATGCATTGCAAATACTTGAGCAAATACTTCCATTTTTTCAACCAGAATATACGGTTACAGTAAAAGAAGTAAATAATACGTTTAAGTCCGATCAACCGTTTGTATTAGGCTCAGTATCATTAAGCGATGATTATGAGGGAGATTTTTCAACCCGGAGGGTTATTATATACACGCTAGACTTTGAGACTAGAGTTAATTTTTATGGCGGCATTAATTCACAAGGCGTTATAAAAAATGTAACTGTTGACTATAATAATAATAACGTAATTACTGATAAACCATTATCTAGGCAAACAGCAACAGTTAATCCGCTAGGTGCTAGTGAAACAGATATATACACAGTATCAGAGTCAGTTTATGATCCAAATACTCCGGATAAAATAATTCTCACTATATCTAATTTACAAGGTTCGCTTACTTTAAATGAAACTATAAGTGGAAATGTGAGTGGCGCTACAGGAATATTCGTATCGCAAATTGATAATAAGGTAACTTTAAAAGATATAACCGGTTTATTTAATACTTCAGATTCTATATCAAATGATGCAGGTAGTATAACAGCTGATATTGATAGCATAGAGAAATTATGGAACAATTAATGACTGATATAAAAGATGATTATGATTATGCTAGGTCTAAATACTATAATCTAGCTG